CGAAGCCTGGTGGTCTTAATCACCATCTGACGTATTCGTCGAGCGGCGTATCAACTGATGATTTTACTAATCCGTATCAGAATTGGTCCGGCGTGAATGGCATGGAAGACCGATTGCGGCGTGGTGATAACGTCGCGATGGTTTTCACGCATGGCGATGAGTTGCCGCATACGGTTAATAGCGAAGAAACTGGTCGATCATATCGCGTGGTTTCTGGCGATACGCATGACTTTAGACCGATTGATAAGACGCCTGATGGACAAGAGGGCGTTATCATTGGATTGAAGAATAAGGACACGGAAACGAAGGCCAAGTCAGACATGATCGGCAATCATGTTGATAGCGGCGGGTTTATGGTTCCGTTTGATCCACAATATCAGCGTGGTGAATCGCGTGTGATCACGCGAGGCAAGCGCAAGGGTGAGACGGAGCCAGGCCCGTATGTTCGGGATGAGAATGGCGCGCAGATCCCGACGAATTTCAGTGTGACAATACCTGATCAGCGCAGATTTAAGCCGACGCCTGGTTCTAATCAGCAAGGCGCTAAGCGATCGGATTATGTTCGTCGATTTAATGAATCGATACCGGATTATGGGGAGGATAACTACAAGCGCGGCGGGTCGGTTCGGCGAATGCCCATGCGCCATTACGAACAGCAATTCCCGAATGCAGATCATTATTTGGATGATGGCTTACTTCATCACTCAGAGTGGTTTGAGCAGGGCAAGAAATCCTCGCAGGCGCGTGGATAGCGGGACGCCGCTTAATCTTCGGAGAGCGTTATGAGTATAATGACAGCAAAACAAGCGCAGGAGCGTGCTAAGGCCAAGGCCAGCCGTCTTGTGGGAATGAGCAATACGCAAAAGCCATTTTATGGCGCCGGCGTGTTTAATGCGGAAGAGAAGACTGGCAAGCAGCCTGTTGCAAAGAAGGCTGGCGGTCGTTTGCTCTCTTCTGCGGCTGAAGGATCTAAGCCAGGATGTCGCGCTGATCGTAAAGGGCGCAAAGCCGGCGGTCGCTTAGCAAGTGGCGGCTCAACGGGTCGTGCGGTTGCTGGTGGAACATCTGGCAGCGGCGTTTCAGGTCCAACAACAAATGAAGAGGCTAAGGACCGTCGTCTTCCTTCTGCTGAGGAGGCTATGTCCCGTTCTGGCAAGTATCAGAACTACAAAAAGGGCGGCAAGATTAAGCGTGCTTCTGGTGGTCCTTCTCCTTCTAATGATGCGGAAGAGGATGTGTCCAACATCAAGCCTGCCAATGCTGATTATTCTGGCATGCGTTTGCCAATTAAGAAGGGCGGCAAGGTTGTTAAGAAAGCTGGTGGCGGCGCGTCTGATGGTCCTGATAAAGAGAATGATGGCGATAGCGACGACAACCTTGGCAATGACGTTCAGTATTATTCAGTGATGAATGCTGAAGAGGGCAAGCCAATGTCAGGTGCTGCGGTTCAAAAGGCTGGCAGTATGAACAAAGGCGGTCGCGCCAAGCGTGCATGGGGCGGATCCTTAAACGGCGGTTCAAAGAAAAAGTCATCAAAGGGTAAGGGCAAGACAAACATTCAAATTACGTTTGATATGGGCAAGGATCAGGCGGGTGATCCTCCTGGCCAGATGCCGGTACCGGTTCCTCCGATGGCTGCGCCTCCTCGCGCAATTACGCCTCCTTCTCCTCCTCCAGGCGCTGGTCCTACGCCGGGCAATCCTCCTCCAGGATTGACGCCGAATGTTCCGCCTCCTGGTGCAGGTCCGGCTGTTCCTCCTGGTGTTCAACCGATGGCGCGCAAAAGCGGTGGAAGGACCGGCAATGCAAGTTATGCCTCGTTGAAAGCAGGTGCGGGTAGTGGCTTAGGTAGATTACACAAAGCGGGGATCCGTTCTGTGTCTCACTAAGCTGAGAAGAGAGGGCGATAGTTTTCCTCTTTTTCCTATCGTCCTCTCTTAATTGTGGTGGTGTTGATGAGTAGTGTGACGCGCGCAGATTTATTAGAGCGTGAAATTATTAAGCTGATGAATGATGAAATTGATCGGCTGTCTTTTGAATTATCGCTAGGAAATGTGGAGAACTTTGAAGCCTATGCCCGTTGCGCTGGAAAGATTGCTGGTTTGCGTCAGAGTCTTGTGATCGTCGAAGAGGCGATATCTGAGGTAAACAAGCGATATTCGTAAGGGGTGCATATATGCCTTATGTGAAAATTGATCACGAGGTTGAGCCAAAAGAGAAGATATTATCTGACATTGGCGACATATCAGGCGTTGAGGTTTTTAATCGCCATGTGTTGTTGGCTGTTTATCAGCGTCCAACAAAGACAAAGAGCGGTTTGTATTTAGCTGATCGGACGGTTGAAGAGGACCGTTATCAGTCAAAAGTTGGCCTGATTTTGAAGATGGGCGAACATGCTTTTTTTCCTGATGAGGAGCATAGCTGGGGCGACGGCGAGTTTTCGCTTGGCGACTGGGTTATTTTACCGGCTGCGGCTGCGTATTCCATGCTTGTTAATGGCGTGATGTGCCGTCTTGTTCCTGATCATAACATTAAGATGCGGGTTAGTGATCCCGACATGGTTTATTGAGAGGTGCTGTAATGGCTGATCCTAAGAAGAAGCCTGAGGATGAAGATCAGGATGATCAGGAGTTAGAGTTAGAAGCGTCATCGGATGCAGAAGACGCTGACGATGCGACGGATCCTGAAAAGGGCATTGCTGATTTGAAGGCAAGCCTGGAGGCGCAGAAGAAAGCCTTTGAAGAAGAGAAGCGTCTTCGTGCTGAGGCTGAACAGCGTGCTCAGGAGGCTGCTGTTGCTGCTAACCAGGAGCGTGCAAAGGCTGTTGCTGCGCAGCGTCAAAGCGTATCGGATAGCCTGACGTTTATGAAGGCGCGCGAGAAGGGTCTTGTTCAGGAAATTGCTGAGGCGAAGTCGATCGGCGATTACCAGAAAGAGGCAGAGTTGCAGCGTGAAATGGTGACGCATGTCCAGGCGATGGAGCGTCTTCAGATTAGCCAGGGCCAGTTGGAGAAATTGGCTAAGCAACCTGTTCAGCAAGTTGCGCCTTCACCATCGAGCCAATTGGATCAGTGGATATCCAGCCAATCACCAAGGACGGCGAGTTGGATCCGGTCTAATCGCGAAGCCATTGGGATTGATCAGGAGGCGAATCGTCATTTGATTGCGGCTGCGCATCACAAGGCTGTTGGTCAGGGTCACGTTATTGAGAGCGATAGTTATTTTGATGCGATCGAGCGTGAGTTAGGTTTGAAGGATAGAGGCCGGGAAGAGGAGGAGGTTTCTGACGAGCCAATTTCTTCTGCTGGGCGTCGTTCTGTTGCGCCTCCTGCTGCTCCTGTTAGCCGCGGTGGATCGCGCAAGGGCACATTTACTCTTACAAGTGCTGAGAAAGAAGCCGCTCAGATCAGTGGCGTCAGCTATGAAGAGTATTATCGCAACATGATGAGAGAAAAGAAGAGGTCACGAGGATGACTGAGCAAAAGATTAAGCCGCGTATTACGCCTGCGGTTAAGCCACAGATTTCGGATGCTGTATCGACGGATTTGGCGGCTAAGCCGACGCGGGTTCCAAGAGAGGCGAGTGCTGCTGAGCGTGCTGCTCAACTGCGCAAGCATCGTGTTAATCGCTATGGCAATGAGGATGAGTTTGACGTCTCTTATTTGGATGGCGATGGCTGGACGCATCAGTGGCATTCATGGTCGCTATATGAGCAGCGTCAGATTTCTAACATGATGGCGTCTGAAGAGCGTGGATGGCAGACTGTTCCACGTTCTGATCATCCGGAGTTGATGCCGAAAGATTCCGACATGGACGTTATTATGCGCAAGGGAATGATCCTGATGCGTATTCCGACGGAAATTCTGGAAGAATATCGTGCAGAGGATATTAAGGCTGCGCGTGATCAGGTTCGCTTTAAGGAAGCGCAATTGCAGGGCACGCCTGAGGGCCATTTTGAGCGCAATCCAGGACAGACGCGCATTCGGCGTTCGTATGAGTCGATGCCTGTTCCTGACAAGTAATTGCAGATGCGTGTTAGGGGCGGGTTTTTACCCGCTCCTTATACACAAGCAGCGTTCGCAAGCACTTTACAAAAGTGATTACCGGTTTTATATTCCTGACGATTGTTCCCCCGGTGTGGAACACAAACATTATCCGGCTTCTTAATCGCCCCGGCGCGCGATGACGAGCCTCTCTGAGAAGGGAGAATCCGTCATGGCGAATCTAAATACGCCCTTCGGTTTCTTACAGTCTCGCGGCACTGGTTCGTCACCTACTTATGAGCAGGTAACGGCGCTTATTGCTGCGAATAACAATACGCCAATTTTCTACGGCGATCCCGTATCGTTTGTTACGCCTGCTACCGGCTACATTCAGCAAGCTGTTCCTGGAACGGCTACGCTCGCCGGCATTTTCATTGGTTGTAAGTATCAATCTGTCAGCCAGAAGCATGTTGTTTGGTCACGTTACTGGCCTGGCAGTGATGCTAACGGCGACGTTGAGGCTTACATCATCAATGATCCGAATGCGCAGTTCCTTGTGCAGGGCGGCAATGTTGCGATCACCAATGCTCAGATTGGGCAGTTGATCCAGTTTGCGGTCGGCATTGGCAATACGGCGACTGGTTCATCTGGCGCATATGTCCAGGGCACTGGCTCAGCGGCTACGCTTCCATTTCGCATTGTTGCGCTTGAGACGTTCCCACCAGGAGCGCCAGGCACGGATGCGACAACGGCTTACAACCGCGTTTTTGTCGCCTTCAACAATGTCATCACGCGCAACAACGGTGCGACTGTTGGCATCCAGTTAGTGGAGGCTAAATAATGGCTATTAATCTTTCACAGATTAAAGACCTTCTGCTTCCAGGACTGAGAGGCATTGAAGGCAAGTATGACATGATACCTAGTCAGTATGACAAGGTATTCACCAAGCATGACTCGAAGATGGCTTTCGAGCGCACTGCTGAAATGCGTTATCTTGGTCTTGCACAGTTGAAGAACGAAGGCGGTCAGACTGCTTTTGATAACACATCTGGCGAGCGTTATGTCTATTCACAAGAGCACACAGAAGTGTCTCTTGGCTATAGCCTGACACGCAAAGCGATCGACGATAACCTTTATAAGACACAGTTTGCTCCTTCTAACCTTGGTCTGATGGAATCTTTCCAGCAAACGAAGGAAATTTTTGGTGCAAACCTTTTGAACACGGCAACGGTTTACAACCCTGCAATCGGTGGCGATGGCACGGCGCTTTGCTCGCAGTTCCATCCGATTGATGGCGGCGTTTATTCAAACCGTCCTGCGACTGACGTTCAGTTGAATGAGTCGACGCTTCTTAATGCTATGATTGGCATTAGAACAGGCTTCCGCGATCAAGCTGGCCTGAAAGTGTTTGCTCGCGGCAAGCGTTTGATTGTTCCGCCTCAGTTGGAGCCAACTGCAATTCGTCTGTTGAAGACAGAACTGCGTCCAGGCACTGCGGACAATGATACTAACGCGATTTTGACAACCGCCGGGGGCTTGTCAGAGGGCCATATGGTTCTCGACTTCCTTACGTCTCCGTCTGCTTGGTTCTTGCTGACGAACATTGACGGCCTTTCATACATGGAGCGCGTAAAGTTCGAAACCGACATGACCGTCGATTTCGTCTCGGACAACCTCCTCGTGAAAGCGTACGAGCGTTATAGCTTCGGCTATTACAATCCTCGCGCCATTTGGGGTTCGTTCCCAGGCTAAGAAACACGGCGGGAGCCTCTGGTTTCATGCTCCCGTCTTCAATATTCCCGGGATTTAGCCGCACAGACAGTCCGGGCTGACGCTGTGCAGACTG